TCAGCCAACGACCTTCAACGCAGGCATCTCGGCCGCTCGCGCCTTCGCTCGCCGTGCCTCTTGCGCGTAATGTATCCGAGTGATCTGCACGTTTGAGTGGCCTAGCTTCTCACATGCCGAGTCAAGCCCGTAGGTTGCGGCAATGTAGTTGCCCACCGACCGCCGCACCGCGTGAAACTTCTGCTCATGCTCGAGCGTGACACCGGCCGCCGCGGCAATTCGCGCGAGTTGTCGCGTGCGATATGCCTTGTCATGCCTCCACTCGAAGACGTGGCCCTCCGTGCCGTATGCGGCGAGCTGCTGCAGCATCTCGTACCCCTCCGCACCGAAGCAGAGTAGTTTGCGACGCTTGCCCTTCGTATTGGCGGGATTGACCGTGAAAGAAAACCTATCGAAGTCGACCCGCGTCCATTCGAGCGACATCATTTCGCCGATCCGGGCCCCAGTTTCCCAGAGCAGGGTAATAAGCGTCTTCCACCATTGTTCCCGATGGTCAGCGGGCAAGTGCGAGGGCATTGTTGCCGCGCCGCAGTGGCTCAGCATGGCCCGCAGATCGGCGACCGTGTGCGTGGGACGTTCAGATTCGGTCACGTCCAGCATCTCGAAATCAGGAACGTCAGCCAGAACCTTCCATTTTGCAGCCTTGCGGCAGAATGCCTTGAGATTTCGGAGATCCTTGTTGATTGTCGGGGCTGCGAGATGCTCGCCAGTCTTCTTGCTCTTGAGCTTGGCACGCGCAGCCTTAAAACGATCGACTGCCGCAGTCGTCACGTCGGCCATGCTGCGAGGACAGATGATCGACTCGAACCGGGCGAGCGTCTTTTTGATATCGCTCTTGGTTTCCTCGGATCGCTTCAGGGACACCACGTCGGTGATGTACCGCTGCTTCACGTCAGCCCAACGGTGGTGACGAGCCCGCACGGCGTCCCCCGTCCCTAGCGTGAGCTGCGCGGCAATCTCTTGCGCCCGCGTGTCGGCTAATTCCTTCGCCGGCTTGCCGCACCCTTTGATCTTCTCACGCCGGCGGGTGCCATCGTTTGCCACCCAACACACAACGAAGACGTCCCCTTGCCGGACGCCGCGGACGCCGGCCGTCTCGACCTTCTCGTTCACACGCGATGGGCGTCCCCGGGCGTCGAGCTTACCGGGGACGCTGGTCTCCTTGGTGATCCAGACTGCAGCCATTCTTCATTCTCCCTTCGAAACAGGCTTGACAGGAAAACTGCCCCACGCCTACGATAGACAATATGACATACATCCTACTTTCATGCAAGGGGAAGCCGATGGGTACTGCATTGACAACCGGCGACGTCGCCCGCTTGCTGGGGCGACCCGTAGGCACCGTCATTCAATGGGACAACGCGGGGCTAATCCGCCCATCGATCCGAAAGGCAGAGGGAAGAGTGACCGGACGGCTCTATTCAGTTGACGACGTCGTGTGCGGCCATATCGCGACCGAGTGGCACCGACGTGGTGTGGCCATTAGCGCAATCAAGAAAGTGATTGAGCACATCCAGGCGGTTGGGGCTGAGAAACTGGCCACAACCGAACCCTACATCGTTCTGGACATGACGACCGACCGAGTTTGGACAGCCGTTGACGGTGCCGAATTCGTCGGGTCGGCCGACCATGTCCTGATCTGTGACATCCGGCCGGGGCTCGCCGCAATCAAGAAGGCGATGGCAGCCGGCGCGAAACCGACGACCGTGAAGGCGGCGCGAAAGAACCGCCGCCGCAAGTAACGTAAACAACAACTCTAGCCCGTTGCGCCGGAGCGCAGTCGACCCCAAGATGGCCCGGCGTGGCGTTGCTCACCGTTTGAGCAGCACCACGCGCGGGCCATTTCTATTGGGGGATGATATGGCCGTAATCGAAATCCGACTCACGGATGACGACCTCTCGAAACTCGCCGACATGATCGCCGAGCGGCTGGCACCGCGTTGCGGAGATCCTAAGGCCGGCAAACTGCTGTGGACCGAAGCGGAAGCCGCCGCCGCGTTGGGCGTCTCACCGTTCTCGCTCAAGCGCTGGCGGCAAGCACACTACATTTCGGCATCCGCGAACACAAAGCCCATTCTCTACACGCGCGACGATCTAGAACAAATTGCTGACTGGCTCGCGCAAAGACACTAAGGTACGAAACAACAAAAACCCCCGCAAAACCAGGGCGTCGCCGATAGGGAGCCTGGGCCGCGCGGGGGCTCATAGGTAACGGCATTATGGCGACAACGACGGCAAATACGCAACAGCAAGAGCGCACCGCCATTGAACGGCTGCGCGCCGCCGAGCAAAAGAAGGCGGACAAACAACAACACGTCGACGAAATCCGGCGATATTTGGACATCATCAACACTGACGGTGATGTTCACGAGCTGCGGGCGTTGGGTGTGCCATGGGGGAGTGGCCGCGGGCGCTCAAACAAGTCAGTCTATTTCCGCGACGCGGCGGTTGCCGCGAAACTGGCGGCACAACTCGAGGCGGAATCGCCGATCGGGGTCTACGTCACGCTCAATCCCGTGGAGCCGGCCGCGTTCGCCCGTGCCCCCCATGTCATCATCGACAGCAAAGAAGGCTGTACGAAGGACAACGAGATTCTGCGACGCAAGTGGCTGCTCATCGACTGCGACCCCGACCGGCCACTCAAGGATGTACCCGCGACCGACGCCGAGAAACTGGCCGCCGGTAAACTAGCCAAGAAGACCCTCGACTACCTCAAGGGCAAAGGTTGGCCGATGCCGCTCGTAGGCGACACCGGCAACGGCTACGCACTGCTCTACCGTGTCGATCTGCCGAATGATGACGACTCACTGCAACTCATCGAACGAATCTACGCGGCGCTCAACAAGCAGTTGGCATGGTTCTCGCCAGGTGAATCAACGGCCAAGATCGACGGCACCAACAAGAACGCCGCACGGATCACGCGGCTCTTGGGTACATGGAACCGCAAGAGCCGCGGAGGTGACCCGGATAGGCCGCACCGTAAGTCGTGCATCGGAAACCGAGAGCCGTTCGGGCCGTTCGAGGTTGTCGCCGCGAACCTGCTACGCGAGGTTGCCGCCATGGCACCGCCCCCGGAGGGTAAACCGCAAGCGGCAGGCAACCACACTGCGGGAAGCAACGGCCGCCCGCACCTACTCATGGACGCCTACCTTGCCGACCGTCGTGTGACCGTCAAACACACGAAGAGCACCGGCGACGGGCGTACAATGTGGGTACTAGAACATTGCCCGTACGATGCAACGCACGGCAAGGCGCACGAAGTCGCGTTCTTCCAAGACCCCGTGACCGGCAAGCCGGGGTTCGAGTGCAAACACCAATCGTGCAGCGACTACCACTGGCGGGAAGTCACGGAGCTGATCGGACGGCCCGAGCCGCACCACTACGACCCACCACTACGGACCAACACTAAGCCGGCCACCAAGCCGGCCACCAAGCCGGCCACTAAACCGGCACCTAACGCGGCACCACAGCCCGTCGCCAACGATAAACCGTGCGGCCGAGTATTTCAGGTCATCGACGCCAAGACATTCGCCGCGTCCGATTACCGCCAAGAGTACATGGTCGAAAACATCCTGGTCGCCGGTCAGCCGGCCATCTGCGGCGGACTGTCAAAGACCCTCAAGACGTCGATTCTCTGCGACCTGGCAATCAGCGTTGCGACCGGCACCCCGTTCCTGGGGAAGTGCCCCAGCAAGCGCCAAACCGTCGCGTTTCTGTCTGGCGAATCCGGCGAAGCGGCAATCCAGAACGTCGCCCGCCGCGTCTGCGCGGCCAAAAACGTCGACCTCGCAACCGCCAGTATGTTCTTCGGGTTCGAGCTGCCGAGCATTAGCAACGATGACGACGTGGCCGCTATGTGCGACATGATCTTGTCGTGCAATGCCCAACTTGTCATTGTGGACCCGATCTACCTCTGCCTGCTCGCTGGGGCATCGGGGCTGCAGTCATCCAACGTGTTCGACATGGGCCCGCTCTTGCTGCGGCTCACCGAACTCGGCCGCCAAACCGACTCAACGATTCTGCTCTGCCACCACTTTCGCAAGAACCCCAGCGACCCACGCGAACGCTACGAGCCGCCGGACCTCCAAGAACTCGCCATGGCCGGCTTTGCCGAATGGGCCCGCCAATGGCTGCTGATCGGCCGACGTGAGAAATACGACGGTGAGAGCGGTCAGCATCGCCTCTGGCTGCAGTGCGGCGGATCGGCCGGCCATCAGGCGTGCATCGCCCTGGACGTCAACGAGGGACGCCACAGCGATCCTGGCGGCCGACAGTGGAACGTCGAACTTAGCACACAGGCGGAAGCAAGAGACCTGAAAGAGAGAAGGCGCCAACAGCAGAAGAGCGAGCAGCAGGACGCGACGATATCCGATCACTCGCGACAGATCATCCAATGGTTACGGCAATGCCCAGACGGCATGTCACAAAATCAGTTAAGCGAGGCGATAGGAAAAAGCAACGGGACAATCAGCAAGGCGATTCTCACCCTGTCGCAACGCGGCGAGATCACGGCAACATCCGGTAAGCGCGGAAAAGTGACCTGCAAAATTTGGCGGTGGAATAACCCGGATGCAAAAAATGATGGCCAAAAAACAACAGAAGAAGGAAAGCCGGACGAAGCCGGACAAAGCCGGACTAAAGCCGGACAGTCCGGGTTGGATAGCCGGACGGACAGTGGGGCCTTATAAAGAGGCCCCTGTCCGGCTATCCGGGTTAACCGTCTGGGATGCTTTGCTGCACGATACCGACCGTCCGGCTTTAACCGCGCGGTAAGAAAAATTTGAGGGGGAAAAATGATGCAAGAAAAAAATGAGGATACCGGATGACAAACCAGCGCGGCCGGCTGAAGTAGTGCCGACGTGGCAGCAGTACCTTTTGTATGCTGACGCTCGCCGACCGTCTCACAGTAACCTCGCGTGGTATGACCTACCCGAGCACGAATGGACGTGCCCAGCGTGTGGCCGTACGAAGTTCGAGATTTTCCGGTGGTGCGTGAAACCGGGACATTACGGCGATTGGATGTACGGCGTCTGTGAGCACCACGACCACCTCACAGACTTTGGCTACCCACCGCGGTTCGAACGAGTATTGATCTGCGACCAGTGCAATTCAGCCGACGGCAACGTGAAATTCCTGTTGAAACTGCCGCCGGCTTTCTCGTTCACGCCAGAAGAGATCCGCCAGTTCATTACCCCGATGCCGCACGGGTGGCACGGTGTGTCGTACAGATCCGCAGCCGGCGCGTACGCCAGTGCTGTCATCGGATCACAACGGCTCTATGACGCACTTTTGCGGATCAGCCTTGACGAAAGTGCAGAATTTCGACCAAAAAAAGAAAAATTTTGGCCAAAAATTTCGCTCAAGCCAACGGATTTTTCGTCCGTAGGCGCGATGAGGTAAGCGACGATGGGCAACGTACTTGTGATCGCAGAGAATTCGGCGCTACATACGCGCGACACCAAAACCAAGAAAAGCCAACCGCCCAGCCGCCGGAACTGGAAGCCGAAGCCGCCGGCCTACTATCGCGCCATGCGGCACGGATTGTCAGCCGCCAAGCTACCCAAGGGCACGGAATATATCACGCGAATCGTCGGCCGATTCCGTCAGGAACTCGAGGACGCTGTGATTGGACTACGTGGCGAGATCGACATACCGGCCGCGTGCGCAATCAACACGGCGGTTCGTTGGGAAGTTCACAGCGCGCTTGCCTCACGGTGGCTCAGAGAGAACATGTCGAAGATGAGTCTTCAAGAGCGGCTGATGTTCTCACGAGAAGCGGCGAAGGCGTGTACTGAGCGTGACCGCGCGGTGCGAGCGCTGGGTCTCGACGTTCAGGACATGACGTTGCCCGGCGTGTTCTACGATTCGCTTGCCGCTGTGGCACACGACGCGCCGGACGCCACGCCGGCCGATGATGTCTCATCGTCCACCGCCACCCCGCCGGACGCGACTGGTGGCGACGTGGTTGCGCACGCGGGCGATGAGCAACCGTCGCTCTTCGAGTAACCATCGCGTTGCCAGTATCCTCGCGCGCTGACCATACTGCGGCGTGCTGTGGTGGCGTTCTATGACGCGAGACACGACGTGAGACGCGAGACGACGCGAGGGCAACGACGATGGCGACGTGCGAGCGGTGCGGCGGGACGTGTGAACCGGTGATGCGTGGTGGCGATATCCGCACGCGGTGCCTCGCGTGTTTCGCTCTTGCCCAGGTGTGGTGGAACGGTAGGTCACAGCGTGTCGCGACAGAGCGGACGTCCTACGAGTCGGCCGAGGATTGGCTCGAGCGTCACGGCCACAGCCACAGCCACCGCCAAGTGGAGCGCAAATAGCGTGGACATCACAAAAGAATCACTGCTCAACTTCGCGCTGCACGCAAACCTCAACAACGTCACCGTGATTCGCGACGCGGCCCGGGCGCGGCTGGTCGAGATTAACGCGGTCGGGGTCGGGTTCACGCCGTTTCCGAAGGCTACGGTGCCCGGCGGCGACTTTGTCGTACGTGAGATTCGCGAGTGGATCGCGACGGTGCGGCAGCCGCAGCTTGGCGAGGAGTTCTCGAACAAGGCGATTCGCAACCGGCTGGTGTATCAGGTGGAGATCCTCGGCGAGTTCTGCGAGACGCTGCAGGCGCGCATCAGCAACAAACTGCCGAGCTACACGACGGCGGCGCGATGACGAACACGACGCTACTGGCGTTTATCACGGCACGCCCCCGCCGGCCGAAGTCGTTTAAGCACGTATGGTGCGAGTGGTGCGGCGTGCGGCACGTCGGCGGCCCGTGTCCGTCGCCGGAGGTGATAGCGGCGCGGTGTCGCGCGGTCAGGCGGAAATGGCAGCCGAGAGATTTTGTCGTGCGATCTGGCGGGACGCCGGCGGAAGATTGTGACGGCCGGGTGTCGCGTGACGAAACGGCGGTGCGTGTGCTGACGGTGACTGAGCGAGAGTTACATTTAGGGGCGGCAGGAGTGGTGGACGATGGCGATTAACGGCGAGCGGTTGGCGGAATTAGTTGTTTCGATCACGGCGGACATGGGGCCGCTCAAGTCGTCGTTATCGTCGATGGGGACGCGGCTCAAGTCGACGGTCGAGCGGGCTGCGGTGTCGTTGGGCCAGACGTTCAGCCGCGCGATGGCGACGGCACTCAAGGGCGGGTTGGCGGCGTCGTTGGCCGGCGGGTTCTTTTCGATTCGCGTGGCGTCGGACGCGGAGGAAATCCGCAGCAAGATGGCAACCGTTCTGGGCGAACTGAATGACGAGGGGGAGAAGTTCGCGCAGACGCTGTCGCGGAAAGTTGGCAGAAGCGTCATAGATATCAGGAAGAGTCTTGCCGATTTTGCTGCCGTGTTCCAACCCCTCGGATTCTCGCAGGAAAATGCGTTGGCACTCTCGAAGCAAGTGGCTCAACTGTCGATCGACATGGCATCGTTCTCGAACACGACGGACGCTGAGGCGGCGCAGGCGCTCATGTCGGGATTGCTCGGCGAGAGTGAGCCGCTGAAGCGTTACGGTGTGGTGCTCAACGAAGCGAAGGTTGCGTCCGAACTTTTGGCGATGGGGATTAAGAAAGACGCCAAAGCGATCACGGATGTCGAGAAGGCGACGGCACGTATGAACATCATCATGCGTGCGACGGTGCAGGCACAGGGGGACGCCCAGCGCACGGCCGGCTCATTCGCGAACACGTGGAAATCGCTGCAGGGAACTATCAAGGACTTGGCGGGCGACCTGGGTCAAGTGCTCGTGCCGGCCGCGACGGAGGTAGTGAAGGCGTTGCGGACGTGGGCGCAGGAACTTGGGACGCATCGCAAGGCGTTCATTGAGTGGGGTAAGACGATCGGCAAGACGACGGGCGAGACGATTACGAAACTCGCCAAGTGGATCACGACGAACACGGACACAATCAAGGGCATTGCGACGATGGTTCCCAAACTGGCCGCGTTGGCGGTTGGTATCAAGGGGCTGTCGGTGGTGTTCGGCGGGTTGGGCGCGGTGTTGGGCAAGTCGGCACTGGCGACGCTGCTGTCCCCGACGGGCGTGCTGGTGTTGGGCGTGACGGCATTAGGCGCGGCGTTCGTTCACTCGCGTATCAAGGGGCAGTCGTGGGGCGACTCGATTGCGGAACTGACGGCGCGGACGCTGGGGTTTGAGAACGCGATCACCAGGACGAACGACGCGCTGGCGATCCACAACCAATCGCGGATGAATATGTCGGCGGCTCGTGCGGCGATCGAGGGTGGAGCCGCAGCCACCACGCCGGAAGAATTGCGGGCGCAGATTGAGTCGCTCACAAACGCACGTGACGCCGAGATTCGGGCGGCCGAGGCGCAGGAAAAAAACGCGAAACGTTGGAGCGAGCAGGCCGAGCCGCATTCGGCGTTGGGCTTGCGTGGCTGGGGAGCCGGCGCGGCCAGAAAGTCGGCCGAAGGTGCGACTGAGCAGGCTGGTTATTCGCGGGCGTTGGCGGGTCGTTACACGATGCGGATTCTCGCGATGGAGCAACGGCTCGCCACGATGTTGAGTAAAGTCACCAAGCCGCTAGTGGGCGGCATCATGCGCGACGACGCGGCGGACGCGGCGTACCGCGCGGCAAGGGCGAGGGAACTGGGCGGTGGTCCGTTTATCGGCGTGCTGGATTGGATCAAGAATCTCAAGCCGCAGCATGATGCCGCGGGCGGCGATGGCGGCGGCAAGCGGTCGGGTCGCACGACGGAGTATTTTGATCTAGCCGAGTATTCGCGGGCGATGCAGCGGAGTTTGGGCGGGAGCCCCGAAGAGAAAGCACAGCAGGCGATGGTCAAGAACGGCGGCAAGGCGAACGACTTGCTCGCACAATTGAACAACAAAATGGGCGTGTTGTTGCTCACGTTCGGGAAGGCGGGGCCGGCGCGGGTCGGTGCGTGACCAATGGCTGTCGGTGCGAAAGTCAGAATGAAGTGGCACGGCAAGCGTGCTATCCAGGGCATCGAAGATGAGATGCGGCGTCGCATGAATTCGGCGGCGGCGCGAACTGCGAGCTACACCCGCCGGATGATTAGCGAGTCGACGCGAGCGAATGGCGCATCGGAGCCGGGAGAGTATCCACACGCCGACACGGGACGATTGCGTAACAGCGTGACACACGACGTCGAGCGCGGCACCAACGGCGAAATTATCGGCCGCGTCGGGAGCAACGTCGAGTATGCGGAATACCTCGAGCGCGGCACCCGCAAGATGGCGGCGCGGCCGTTCCTGTTGCGGGCGGTGCTGGAAATGAAGGATGAGATTCGGCGGATACTGGGGCGGCCGTTTGGACGCGGAAAGAAATGACAACCACGACAACCACCCCCACGCAATACGAACAACGCAAGCGCGGCGAGGCGATGTTGGCGGCGATGCGTAGCGACCCGGCGGCGTTTCGCGCGGCGTTGGTGATCGACGCCGACGCGGGCCCGGTTCGGCTGGGCGACACGCTCGACGATTGGCAGGCGGCGGACTTCCTCGCGATGGACCTGGCGTGGCGGCATGTCGCGCACCGGACGGGCGAGCTGCGGCATCGGCGGGCGTGGCTCGAGCGGCCGCGCGGTCATGCGAAAACATCCGACTTGGCGGCGATGATTGCGTGGGTTCTTTTCGCGAGCCCCCGCCGGCTGTCCGGTTTAGCCGCGGCGGCCGACAAAGACCAGGCCAAGTTATTGCGTGACGCGGTGTCCAAACTTGTCGCACAGAATCCGTGGCTGTCGAAGTTCCTCGACGTGCAGGCGTATCGCATCGTCAATCCGCACACCGATTCGACGCTTGAAATTATCTCGAGTGACGCGCCGAGTAGCTACGGTGCCACGCCGGACTTTATTGTCGCCGACGAAGTGACGCATTGGCGGGACCGCGAACTGTTCGACTCGCTGCTGTCATCTGCGGCCAAGCGGTCACACTGTCTGTTGCTCGTGATCTGCAATGCAGGTTTCGCCGACTCGTGGCAGTGGAAGTTGCGCGAGGCGGTGCGATGTGACGCGGCGTGGTACTTCCATTCGCTCAACGGCCCGTGTGCCTCGTGGATCACGCCGGCCGTGCTGGACGAGCAGCGCCGGCTGTTGCCACACATTGCTTACGAGCGACTGTGGCTCAACCGCTGGGGCAGTGGCAGCGGTGATGCGATCGACCCGGCGGACCTGGACGCGGCGATTGTCACCGCGACTGCCGCCCCCGCCCGACGGATCACCCACCCGCACCGCGAGTACGTCTACATGCTTGGGGTTGACCTGGGGTTGAAGCACGACGCGACCGCGCTCGTGGCCGTCGGCCGTCACGTCGGCTACACCGAGACGATTGCACGACCAACCCCCGCCGGACCCGCGAACCGCACGATTCGCGCGATGGTTGAGTTAGGCTACCTCGAGCCGGCGGTGAGCGAGGAAACAGAGTACCGCCACCACCCCGCGACGGGCCGCTACGCGGTGGCCAGTGTCCAGTTGTGGAAACCGGAACGCGGCCAAACGGTGTCGCTGTCCGACGTCGAGGCGGCGATACGTCGGGCGCACGAACTATATCGGTTCGCGTCCATCGCCATCGACCCCTGGCAGGCGGCGCTGCTGGTCGAGCGGCTGCGGGCCGCCGGGCTGCCTGTCGTGCCGATCGACTTCTCCGCGGGGAACTTGAAGGCGATGGCAACCACGGTGCTCGAGGCGTTCGTGTCTCGGACAATCGATCTGCCGGAGCACTCGCAATTGCTTCACGACCTGCGTGGCTTGCGTGTCATTGAGAAATCCTACGGCATTCGATTGGACAGCCCCCGCGGCCCCGACGGGCACGGCGACGCGGCGACGGCGATGGCGCTGGGTCTGCTGGCGGCGTCGCGAGTGACGGCGGCGGCACGTCCGGCGACGGTCGACGGGCCGCTCATCTGCTGGCCTTGACGCGGCGGCAACGCGGGCCGTAACCCCTTGCGCATTTGACAGTTTTTCCACTTTCGCGCAATGCTGCGGTCGTTGAGTGGCCCTGGCGGTACTCCAACGCCAGGCTGCTCGCTACCTAGGGGGTGTCTCTGGAGCGTGTCTGCGTTCAGCGGCGTCGACGTGCTCGAGCACCCCTTGTTTTTTCACCGGAGCATGAGAACAGAGAGACAACACAATGGCACTCGTTAGCAAACGCGTTCGCGCGTATCTCGTTAAGAATCACGGTCTGCCGGCCACCGCCTCGCCCGAGACGGCGGAGCGCGCACTCGAGGGATTGATTGCGTCCGGCAAGATCACGGTTGAGCAAGTCAAGTCGCTGTCGGACGCGGATATCGCGGACACTCGCGAGGGCGTCCGAGCGGAAGTTAAGCAGATGATTCGCGACGAACTGGCCGAGACAGTGGCCGCAGCCTACGCGAACGCGAACGGGGGCAACACGCAGACACACACTAAGAACACAGGAGCGATTGAGCGACTCATGGCTACGACTGTTGACACCGACACGACCAATTCGATTCGCGTGAAGAACCCGAGCGAGAAATGGTCGTCTAACCAATTCATCGCCAAGCATCACAAGACCGGCGAACCGGTGCTGCACAATGGCGGCTACGTCTACCTGCCGAGCGAGCGGCAGAACGCGATTTCTGGCGTGTACTTCAAGGACTACTTGCGACGCAATGCGGGTATCCTTGCCGACAGGGGATTGCCCGCGCCGATCCTCAAGCCTCACGAAGAGGAACTGCTCAAGGAACTGCGAGCACAGGGTAGCTGGGCTGGCACGACCGTGGACGGCCGCGAGGCGGATGGCGAAACGCTCGACCAACTGGGCGGCTACACAAAGGCCATTTTGAACGACACTACGAGCGGAGGCGGCCACCTGATTCCGCAGGAGATGGATACCGCGATTCAGGCGAACTTGTTGCTCTACGGGCAACTGGTCCCGAAAGTCGATCTGCGCAATATGTCCCGTGACACGATCGTAGGCGCGAGCCTCGGTGAGATCACGCTCACGTGGGGATCGAGCGAGGGAACGGCGTTCGACTTGTTCGACACGACTTCGCTCTTTACGCAGTGGACCGCGAACGCGTATCCGGTGGTGTGTGGAATCGAGATCGGTCTTGATGCGCTCGCCGATTCCGCGGCCGACATTGGCGGGACCGTTAACGCCGAGATCGGCCGACTACTGGCCAAAGATTTGGATAGTCAAATTGCTGACGGGGCGGGTACAAGTGGCCCCGAGGGAATTCTTGTGTCGAGCGCAACGACGACGGTCAATTCCGAGAACGGATCGACGGGACCGATCACGGTTGACGATGTTGAGTCGCTCATGTTCGGCGTCCCCGTGCAGTACAGAATCGATCCGTCGCAGCGATGCTGCTGGGTGATGAACGATACGACCTACGCGAGAATTCGCGCCATCTCGATCGGCACGGCGGACGCGCGACGCATGTTCGGGATGGACCATAACAGCTACACGCTGTTTGGCTATCCGGTGCTCATCAACGCATCGGCCGAAAACACCGAAATGGCGTTCTGTGCGATGCGCGGATATCGACTTTATAGGCGGGCAGGCCTGTCCCTCAGGTTTGAGACCGGTGGCAAGGACTTGGCCCTTGCGAACGTCGGTTTAGTGGTTTGCCGCGCACGCTACGCGGGGCTCTTGGTCGAGACGGCCGGCTGCGCCATCATGAGCGATCTGATGTCCTGACGCTGACAAGTGTGTGTCTCTCTGCGGCGACGTGGCGTTGCTTGTTCTCGCCGCGCCGCCGTGTTTGTTTGTTCGTTACGTTTTGTTGAAAGTGAAGTGAAATGACAGTTAAGACACAGTACTGCGAGATTGAGATTGCGGCACCGCAGAGCCGCCCCGTATTCTTCAAGCCGATCGGACGGGCCCTGCGCGGTCGGGTCGATTTGAGCGCATCGCAAAGTGACCGGGACAAGTCGGTACGCCAGGTGTGGCCCGAGGTTATCCCCGGGCAACGCATCTGCTTCGACTTCGCGACCGGCGACCGGTTCATTGCCGAGCCGCTGCACCGCGAGGAATTCGCGGAGCTGCGTGCGAAGATCACCGCCAAGCACAAGGCGCTGCCGAAGAAGCGGGACAACTGCGGCAGTGAGAGCCTGGTGACTTGGGTCTACCATTGCCACCGACTCGTTAGTGCGGGTCTGGCTCGCATCGTCGAGGGTGAGTTGCCGCCGTGGGAGTCGTTCGGCGAAGACCCGAAGCGACGGTTTATCTCACCCGAAACGAAGTCGGACGCGGCGAAAATGACCACCATGCTGGAACACATGACCGTGTCGCTCGATGCGAACACGGAGATGTTGCGGGCATTGACCGAACGAATCGCCGGCAAGTCGGCCGCGAAGTGAGAATACCTCCAGGAACACCCCCGCTCGCTCGCGCAGGACGCGCGGCGGCGAGTGGTGTTTTCTAGCACAGGCACGGTGGAGACACGACCATGAAGTTTGTAACGCGGTGGCTGCGGCGGTTCGCGGACGCGGCTGTCAGCCACGAGAACAGGCGAATAGCGGCCAAGAATGCGGAGTTGCAATCGCAACTCAGTATTCGGCAACTCGAACTGAACGAGCTGTTGGCTGTGGTCGCGCGAAACCTGCGGCGCGTCGAGGCGGAAGACGCAACCTACGCGCGCCGCAAAGCCGACAGCGAGGGCTCGTCAAGTGTTCACACTGGATAACGCAATTGACCGGGCATTTGATCTTTCAACGCGGTCGTTGAATCTGGCGCGCGATTCCGTGAAGGCCGTCAGCGCGAATGACATTATCGCCGACTCCTCTTCCGGCGATGCGTTCATGCGGCGAGAGAACTACCACACGGCCGACGCACAGTACCGCGCCAACAGAAATTGGGTGTACTGTGCGACAGACTTGTTAGGTTCCCGCGTGGCGGGGCAGCAAGTCCGCGTGTCCAGTGACCGAGTCGCTGCACGCGGTGCCGGCCCGCGGACTGCCAAGGCTGTTGGTGATGATCGGGAACCACTAGATTCCCATCCGGTGTTGGATCTGCTCGCGCGGCCGAACGAACTGATGGACGGTTCCGCGCTTCTGTACGCGACAACTGCTTCCATCGCCATCACGGGAAGGTCGCTCTGGTGGGTGAATCCGAACACGGACGGCGGCGCGTCGATTCTGCCAATCCCCACGAGCTGGATCATACGCGTCGATAACGCCCGCAAGGTGTGGACGATTCGCCTGCCTGGCGAGCGGGCGAAAGATAACATGCCCGAAGAGATCCCCATTCCCGGCGAGCAAACGGTGCTGTTCAACAAGCAGTCGCCGAGCGATCCGTGGGGCTGCATCTCGACGTTGGCGGCCATCAGCGAAGCCGTCACGATCGATGAGAAGATATCGGAAACACAGTGGCGTCTCTTTGAGCAGGGGATCTGGCCGCAAGTGGCGGTGAAGGCCGGCACACTGCCACCCCCGCCGGGCACGAGCGGGCCGCCGATGCGACCCCACCTCACGCCGGAGCAAAGGCAACAACTGGTGGTTGCGATTCGTCGCGCATACCGCGGCAGCCATCGGCTGGGCGAACCTCTCATCATCGACGGCATGATTGACGATGTTATTAAGTTGTCACTGACGCCGTCCGAATTGGACTTCGGAAACAGCGGGAAAATCATAAAATCCAAAATCCTGCAGGCGTTCCGCTGCTCACCTATCTTATTGGGCGAGGTTGAGGGAGCTAATAGAGCGAGTGCCACGGTTGCCGATGAGGTGTTCTGTTCGGCGACCGTAAATCCGTGCATAGCCATGCTGAGTAAGTCGCTGACGCGATACCTCGGCCCGATGTTCGCCAAGGATGGGGAGCGCTTGACAATCTGGATCGAACCGTGTCAGCCCCGCGACGCGGAAGGCATGTTCCGTCGCTGGCAAGTTGCACTCGCAGCCGGCGCGGTGACGATTAACGAGTTTCGCCGGAACGTGTTGAACCTCCCGCCGATCGACGGCGGCGACGAGCTGCTTGACGAGATGCCAACCGCATCCGCAGAACTGGTGAAGCGGTTGAATCCCTACACGATGCAACGTCTCACGTAACGCGACACGCGACGCAATACGATGGCCAAGACGCGAAAATCTAAGCTGCTCAAAGAGTGGTTGCAACTACACGCCAGTGGCGAGAAGCGACTCAAGACCGCGCTGAGAAAGTTCTTTGCCGGCCAGCGCTCACGCATGATGGCCGCCGCGAAAGAACTGCCGGTGCTAACCGTCGATTCGGCGGCGTCGCTGCTCGATGTGGATGTTGAGTACAACGCGCTGATGGAGCGGGTGTCCCCGGTGCTGGCGTTCCTGCTTGGTGCGGGTGCCTTGCGCGTGTTCATGCAGCGGCCGGCTAAACTGGCCAAGAAGTCGAAGGCGTTTGAATTCGACTGGGATGACTTGTCACAGTTTCGGCTGCCGGACAGCATGAAAACCAGTATGCAGAATACCTTTGACGACCTCGCGAACCAAAGTTTTTGGCGCGACATTCAGTCCGGCTCGCTCTTGTCGATCACTGATTCGTTGCAGCGCGGCATCGAAGACGGCTTGTCGATTCCGAACTTACGCAAGCTCTTGGAATCCGAGCACAAGACGATGTCCGCCGTTCGCGCGGAATTAATCGCGCGAACCGAGACGAACGCGGCCATGGGCAGGGGAGCACAGACAAGCTATGAAGCGCTCAAGGCAGACGGGGACGAACTCCAGAAAGCATGGATCAGTGTCGTAGACGCAGACACTCGCGCCGACCACGCCGCTGCGGATAACCAGACGGTGGACGTGGAAGACGAGTTTACGGTAGGCTCAGAAAAGTGTATGCACCCGGGCGACCCATCGCTCAGTGCCGCCCAGCGTTGCAACTGTCGCTGTGGAACCGTTGGAGTCTGGTCTGACTAACTTTGGAGTGACCACGTTATGACACCCGTCGATGCAGTCTACTACGCCACCCAACACATCCCCGACGATTTGCCGCCTATCGAAATGTTCGACGAGGCGGGTCGAGCGTTCGCACCCCGCCAAGTGTGGCCGGCATATCACGCCGCGTGCGCGTACGTGTCCGGCTGTCTCGAATCCGCCACCACGCCGGACGAACTACGCGAGTCGATCGAACACGGCCAGTCGTTGCACAACTCGGGCATCGTGTCGGACGACGAAATCTCGTTCGTGGCCGGTGCGTTCCGGCTGGCCATGCTGGCATGGAGGGAACTGCACGCGGCCGAGATCGCCACCCCCGAGGTGCAAACCGAGATGCAGCGCCGCGAGATCGCACGCGAGCGGGCCGGCGCGAGGTACGACGATTGGGGACTGGCCGGGCAAAGCCTCAATTGACAATCCCCGAGACCGTTTGCCCTTGTCTAAATGTTTGCAGCTAGCAAGCTCGTGTCTACGTCGAAGTAGGCAGCAAACGTTCGAATCATGGTCCGGCTGAGTTTCTTCTTGCCGGTAAGAACTTCTGAAATGGCGGATTTGGCAATGCCAGTGTCACGATGCAGTTCCGCCTGGGTAACACCTTTCGTCTCCATCAAATGGCCGAGCATCGCGCTATCCGATGCTGGCCCGATTTGATAGTGTTCATCTTCGAACGCACCAACAAGATCGCTCAACGCATCGAGGTACATTGCCTCACCGGACGACAACTGATCCTTGGTCAGAAGTTGATCCATGATCCGCTGAGCAGACTGCAGGTCTGTATCCGAACGAATAGAAGTGAGTGGAAACTTCTGAATTAGCGCAAGGTAATCGTCTCGAACCCTGCCTCGGAAGCTGATTGAGCTTGCTGTAACTATGGCCATTTCTTTATCCGTTTGCTTACTCGCTTAATTTGCTGTTGAGGTTTCTTCTTGGGGGGCGCGGAAAAACACCCGCACGTTGTCTTCCAATTGCCTTTGTCATATTCCTTGTGGGACATAATCTCCAGCACGTACACTTTGTGGCTTTGGTAAATTATCCGCGCAATTAGTCGGTACTTATTTCCCGCAATGTTGAAGACAACACAATTGCCTACCGTGTCCGCACTTCGAAAACTTGCTTTCACGTCCGCCCAGTTTTGCCAATCTGACCTGCGATCACTGACGTGGGCATACCATGCTTTCAACGGCTCCTCTGAATCTTCGCAACCGGTGCGTTGCCAGAAATGAACTAGCCTGGATTTCGAAATAACGCGCATCACTAACCCCAT